CGCACAGTGGATTCTAGGCGATTTTTGTTCACGCTTCCTGTTTCTCTATCATTTCAATGGGACAGCTTGTCTCCTTCATTGGAGAAATACCAGCCATTGTGCACGAAGCCCTGAATGTAGCTTTAATCGCAGTAAGTATCATTGCGATTATGAAGGGCCTCATAAATATCTGGAAAAGTGGGTTATTCCAATTGATAATGTTCCTCATACTTGCTGGGAGATCCTGTTCAATTTCCATTGGACACCATCTGGAACTTCAACATTTCATAATAAACAGCACATCACTCCTCCCTTCTATGCCCACACTGTGCAGAATCAATGCCACCAACTCCCTCATAAGAGGTCCATTTTCTGCGCAGTGGGGCCTTGATATATTCATTGGTGACCTCACCATTTTAGTAAACCCTGAGCCAGGTAGCAAGACAAAACGGATGACTGCAACCAACATTACTGGGTGTTTCCCAAATAATGAAGATCCTGACTCTGTAGCACAGGTCCTAAGTTGGTTTTTTAGAGGTGTGCATCATGATTTCCATTTAGACCCAACAATTCTTTGTGATGAAAGTGTCACTGTCTTCAGAATCCAAATGAACCTAACTGAAAGAATGTACTGTGATAGGATTGTTTCAAAACTAGCAAGACTTTTTGGTTCCTTTGGAGACTATTGTTCAAAGGTTGGAAAGAAATTGGTTATAATCAGAAATGTAACCTGGTCCAATCAGTGTCATGAAGATCATGTCGGCTCCATGCAACTCATTCTACAAAATGCCCATAATCAAGTCATGAGATTCAGAAAACTGCAAAATTTCTTCTCTTGGTCATTGGTTGACTCTGCAGGAAACAGTATGCCTGGGGGATACTGTTTGGAGAAATGGATGTTGGTAGCAAGTGAATTGAAGTGCTTTGGTAATACAGCTGTTGCTAAATGTAACATCAATCATGATTCTGAATTCTGTGATATGTTGAGGCTCTTTGATTATAATAAAAAGGCAATTGTTAACCTTCAAGACAAAACAAAAGCACAACTTGATTCACTTATTGATGCTGTTAATTCTTTGATTTCTGACAATCTGATAACTAAAAATAAAATAAGAGAACTCATGAATATTCCTTATTGCAACTACACAAAGTTTTGGTATGTGAACCACACAGGTCTAAATGTTCATTCTTTGCCTAAATGTTGGCATGTGAGGAATGGCAGTTACCTGAATGAGTCAGACTTTAGAAATGAGTGGATCATCGAGAGTGATCATCTTGTTTCTGAGATATTAGCTAAAGAGTATGAAGAAAGGCAGAAGAGAACACCACTGAGTCTTGTTGACCTCTGTTTCTGGAGTACCCTATTCTATACAGCATCAATCTTCCTACATCTTCTGCACATTCCCACCCACAGACACATCATCGGCGAGGGCTGTCCTAAACCTCACAGACTGACATCTGATTCACTCTGTGCATGTGGGTTCTTTCAACTGAAGGGGAGGCCAACCAGATGGGCAAGGATACCTTAAAGCAGATGAAATAGAATAGAGTCGAGACTCGGCCTCCATTGCTGCACCCCAATGGGGTGCAGCAATGGAGGCCTCTCAATGCTTAGAGGACCACAGTTGTGTCTGGTTCTCTGAAGAGAATGTCAATAGGAAGGAGTCTTTTGGGCTTCTCGTCTGCCACAAATCCCACCAGAACTGCATTGAACATGATACAATCCATCAATGCACAGTGAGCATTTGTAGATGCAGGTTTTGAGCCTTTCTTTTTGCTTTTGATCACAATTCCCTTATGCCTGTCACAAAGATGTTCAAATTTCTTCCAAACAAGTTCCTCAAAGACTCTAGATTGCTCTGCACTTAGTTTCACATCAACAATCTTTAAATCTTGGCGTCCGTGCATATCAAAAAGTCTCTTAATGTCATCTTCACCTTGAGCTGTGAAGACCATAGACTTGGGAAGGTATCTTATGATAGTTGAGATCAATCCTGGTCGAGCATTCTCCACGTCCTTCAACAATATCCCATGGCAGTACTTGCTCTGATCTTTGAAAGACTTAATGTCATTTGGTCTTCGATAACAATGTAAGTACTTTTGAGTCTCAGGTTGGTAGATTGCCAGTTCTACTGGGTCATTGGGTGGTCCTTCAATGTCAATCCAAGTTGTGAGGTTTGGAGATAGGCCTTCGACTCCCTTTCGGACCTGGTCTTCTAATTCCGGCCTTAATGGTCCTAGTAAGGGTGCACCTCCGTTTCTCACTGGAACAGGGGCCCTTGGTGGAGCACTATCAAACTCAACCACAGTGTTATCCCATGCTCTTCCCTTTATTTGTGAACGAGAAGCTATGTAAGGCCATCCTTCTCCAGAGAGGCACAATTTATAAAGAATGTTCTCATAAGGGTTCCTTTGACCAGGAACCGAACTTACAAACATTCTTTCCCTTGCTTTCACTTCTAGGAGTGTTTTGATAACTGTGGTGAAAGTGGATGTGTCAATCTTGATGGTCTCAAGCATATTTCCTCCATCTATCAAGCATGCACCTGCCTTCACAGCTGCAGACAAACTCAAGTTATAACCTGAGATGTTAATCTGTGACTCCTCTTGGGTGATTACCTTTAAGCAAGGGTGTTTTTCTGAGAGAGCCTCAAGATCATTGAGGTTTGGGTATTTTGCTGTATAAAGTAGACCCAAATCTGTTAATCCTTGAACAACATCATTTAGGGTTTCACCACCCTGTTCTGCCATACAAGAGATAGTAAGTGCAGGCATTGAACCAAACTGGTTGATCATAAGTGAGGAATCTTTGACATCCCATACTTTCACAACCCCGTTCATCCCGACTCTCCCTGCCTTTTGAATACCAATGAATTGTAGTAGTTCACCTCTCCTTGTGAGTTGAGTGGTGGTGAGATTGCCCTGGTACTGACCACCCGAACCTGGTGGTCTCTCAGTCCTCTGCACCTTGTCTTTCAACTTATTGAGATCACCGGACAACTCCATTAGTTCTCCCTTGGAGAGTGAGCCAACCTTTAGGAACATGTTTTTTTGTGTTGATTTCATTGTCATCAATGAATCAACTTCTTTATTAAGGTCTCTCAAACTTGTAAGATCACTTTCATCTCTCTTGTCCCTCCTCATCATTCTCTGAACACTAGCCACCTTTGCAAAATCCAATCCAGACAGTAAAGCCCTCGTATCATTGAGGACGTCAGCCTTCACTGGACATGTCCAATTGGAGAGTCCTCTCCTGAGTGACTGAGTCCAGCGAAAGGAGTGCACCACCTGATCAGACATGATGAAGGTAGAAGTTGATGTTGATGCGTAGAATCTCCAAAGCCTAGGATCCACTGTGCG